GTACCACCCCCGCACCGGCGCAATGGCGACTTTACTGTTTTCGAGCTTGAAGACTTATATCGTTTTCCAACGCGCCAAACCCCGCCCGACTGAGTCGTGGTGGCCATTGGCATTCAAATTTGCCCATGGAACAATTTCCTTGGCGGAGTGGACTGTAAGACAGATCCTCTTGCGACCAAGATGCGCGCTGGCGATTACAGGAACGTTCCTTACGTTGAAAATCCTCGAAACCGCCTACAGCAAAAACAGGATTCGATATTATTTGAGTCATGTGCTGGAGCAAGGTGCGCTTGTACCGATAATCTCGTCGGAACATGCGCGCAGCCAATTCAGGAGTGCTGAACTCCCAACGGCTCATGTGGTTTCAAACCACACTCATGGTGTTGCCGCGGCACACCGCACTTCGGCGAGTAATTTCATCGACCATTATGCCGGGTTACTAGGCACGACGCCTTATTTCATCCAGATGTCCGCAGCAGACCTCCGACGATACCGTTCGGGGTGCCGCGATTGGCACTGGGCTAAGGACGTCGGAGTGACCCCGTCAGCCGAAAGGCTGCACGCAGGGCAGATCGTCGGGATTGTTGACGTGTGTTACTATATGGACATGCCTAAACAGCTCGCAAACAATTTTCAGCATCATCTCATGTACGCGTTCCATCCGGGTTCGGTTAGTCGTGCGACTGGTGACTATACGTTCTTCTTCGATACCAACGGTTCTGTCCGTTACACGGTGTCAGGAGGAGCAGAGTACAACCATTTCGTGCACAACTACGGTGTAGACACAATCAAGGCGAGGACCACATGGTTTGGCATTACCCAGACCGTCGCCGTGTACACAATGGAACGGAAACAAGTAGACGATGACCATCAGATTGTTTTGGCGGCAGCCACGAAGAAGTGGACGGGTTGGAGGGCCATCTTGGCTCACTACCTGCTCGCGAGCGATGTGATAAGGTACATTGACGTCCGAGACGGCGACTACGCGCGTGTAAACGTGGTAAAGCCCAGCGGGATGCATGTATCAACCGGTTATATCGGCAGCTACGGAAGCATTGAAATTCCGGCGCATTTAGACACGGCATTGAAGATGAAAGCAATGACGTCAAAGAACGGATTGACATTGTCGATGGTTTCTGCGACGTTGAACTTGCAAGTCGACGATCCAATGGCCACACTCTTGCACAACTACCATTCCAATAAGATCAAACATGGTCGAGCACATTACGTGTTCCCTGTTGATGGAGCGGTAGAGCGATATCAGTTTGGACCCAAGAACTGGGACCCAGACGCTCGCGAAACGTTGCAGGCGTTTATGAACCCTATGGATGATAATGCTTTTGCGCCAGACAAGTGCTCCAACAATGAGAAAAGAGCCATCCTTAAACGGATAACGGAAGCGAAATCGCAAG